GCTATCCCCATTAGGATGAGCGTTTTTTAATTGTTGAACAGTGTCATAAACACCTTTCGGGCTTCCTTTATCAATGTTTTTTATAGCACTATCCAAATAACTAAAATTATCATTCAATTCCTGCGACTCAATCTTCCCTTTTACCGGTTTTAAAGCCATATCACATCCTCCTTAATTAAACTTATGCAACCACTTGTATGTGACTGTCGCATTTGGGTTATCTCCTTCAAATAAAAAACCAACCTCACCGGGTTGGATATGGAAAAAGTTATAATTACTTCCTTCTAAAATTGGCGTTCCGTTTCTGATGATTGAAAAATGTTTGCCGTCAATTGCTAATTTTCCGTTACTTATATCTGGTAATGTTAGTTTTTGGTTGTTTTCTAAGTTTTTTATAGAGCCATTTTGAACTGTTCCCTGTATCTCAATAACGAAATCAGTGACTAGCGATGAGTAATTATTGATTCCGCTATAATGTCGTTCGTATTGCCATTTAAATGATTTCGGATTATCGTACATTAAGCCAATATCGTATAAATAATCTTGGTCATAACGATAAGTTTTATCATATTGATTAGCGCTTGCGTATTTGTACGGATCATACGCTACCAAACTCAACACAAATCTACCTAAATGTATAATTCTTTCAGGATTTAGTTGCTCTGCTAACTTCACTGTATAAAATTTTTCTTTTTCATAATCAAAAACAACTTTTATTTCTCTTGGTTTCCCGAATTCATCGAATAAAAAAGCAACAAAATCATTTAATTTTTGTTGTAAATTTATACGGTCATGACCTACACATGCGACTGGTATGGATATTTCTTTTTCTTTTATTTCACTTCCAAAATCCCATAAGCCTGCTCGACCAGGTATCGGTAATGTTTTACTTTCAATTTTAGGAGTGATTGGATTTTCATGACCAATTTCAGCTATCAATCCAAAATCTTCTAATCGATATTTATCATCCATTGTAATCATCTTGTCCTCACCACTCCTTTTTGTCTTCCTCTTTTGTTCGCTAAGTCATCTAACTCTTTTGCGATTCTTTGGATGTCATATTCATCTCGTACATTCATATTTTCAACATGTATAACTGTTGATGTTTCAGTTTCTTCTTTACTCATATTTTTTGCAATTGCATCGCCAATTAAACCTAAAACATTGCTTTTTAATGGTATAATCGCCTCTGCCCCTGCCTCACCCACACCTTGAAGTCCTGCATTTGCTGTATTAAATATAGTAGGTTTTTTAAATATCCCACCCTGAGCATTCCAATTAACCCCAATCTTTGGAACTGATGGAGGCTTTAAACTGAATTTACCTGATAAGCTAAACTTTGGCATTTTTGGTAACTCAATTTTTGGTATCTTTAATTTCATATTAGAGAAGAAAGATTTTATATCATCAACAATCTCTCCTACTTTATTTTTAGCGATTGTAATTGGTTCGATAATTGCATCCTTTGCTTCGTTAAACTTCGTCTTAACGTTACCCACTATTTCGCTTGCTTTACTAGTTACATTAGATTTCATTTCACTAAACCGCCTAATCGCACCATCTTTCGCTTCACCAATCTTATTTTGAATATTATTTTTAATTTCAATAAATTTACTTGTTACATCAGATAAGATTTCAGATGCTTTTTGACCAATCAATGTCTTTATCAATGACCATATATTAGACAATAATTGTTGGGCATTCTGCATCTGATTTTGCATCGCATTTTTCATGCCTTCGAAATCTCCAGTTACTAACGCTAGTAAAAATGCAAGTACATTCGAAAATGTCTGTTTAATATAATTCCAAACATCGACAATAAATTGAGAAAAAGCTTCGAATATTTGTACTGCCCTTTCATATAATGTAGTGAAAAACGCAATAACCCCATCGACAATGTTTGTCACGATTTCAATAAGTGAAGAAAATAGATTCACGAACCACTCAATAATTTCATTCACCATATCAGGAATAATACTGTTACCAACTAATGTCATGTACAAACCATAGAAGAAATCAATGACACCATCGACAAAACCAATCAACAAATCTAAAATACCGTTAATCATATTTACGAAGAAATCAATTGCGGACTGTCCTGCATCTTGCCAATATTGCCAAGCACCTGCGAAATCTTCAGTCAATAGTGCGACAATTACATTCACCATATTTACAACAAAATCTACGAAACTTATCAGCGCATTAGTTATTGGTGCAATCGCCTGAAGTACTCCATTTAGGACACTTACCAAAATGCCAAAAGCTCCGACTAGAACCGCACCTACCACAAGACCGACTTTTTCTAGAATCGGGAGTAAACTTTGCCATAAATTTTTAAGATTATCAGTAGTTGGTCCTACTGAATCTAGTAATCCACTAAAGGATTGCTTTACAGTATCTAGTAATGGCCCAAAAATAGAAAACACACTGTGCGCTTTTTCTTTGACTGTATCCCAGTTTTTTACGAGCAATACACCAACTGCTATAAGTGATGCGATAATTCCAACAGTAATTCCAATTGGACCGGTTAAAATACCGAAAACTCCTCCTAACTTGGTTACTGCAGCTGTAATTACTCCAATTCGCGAAATTAAATTTCCGACACCTACAATTACTTTTCCGATTATTAATAGGAATGGACCTATTGCAACCGCTCCGATACTACCAAAAAGCGCAACCTTTTGAATTAAATTCTGCATAGTTGGTGATAAGTCGTCATACCATTGCTTTATTTCACGAACTTTTGCAATCATAGAATTGAATGCTTCACCAAATTTCACGCCTAAATCGGCGGCTACATCTCCTAGGCTATCGAAATATTCAATTAAATCTGCCATTAAAGGTTTAACACTAGAAAAGAATCCTCCCGCTTCACCACCAGCATCTAAAAATGCAGCTCCTAATCTTCCAACAGCAGCCCATACGTTTTCCATTCCAGCCGCAAATGATTCGGCGCCCATAATCCCAGCCGCCCCACCAATATTTTTTTCTATAGCTTCGAGTAACATTTCAGATGATATTTCGCCACTTGAAGCCATATCAAATATTGCATCTGCTGTTGTGTTTGCTTCATCTGCTAACCATTGGTAAATAGGTAAACCTCTATCAGATAGTTGTTGTAATTCTAGATTATATGCCTTGTTTGAAGTCTGTACTTTGTTTAAAATAGATCCCATTTCGCTTAAATCTGCTCCAGCAACTGCTGCTGCATCTCCTGCTAATGTTAAGTATCTTGTTAATTCTTCCCCTGGCTTCACTCCTGCAGCAACTGCATTTGCTGCTGTTGTTGCTGCTTCACCTAATCCGAATGCTGTTCCTTTAACAGACGTTAAAGCAGATTCCATTATTGAATCCACACTTTTCGCATCATGACCTAACGCTTTCAACTTGGCTTGGGCAGTATCTATACCCATTAATCTATCCCAGCCTTTTTTAAGGGTAATACCTGCAACAGCAGTTCCTGCTGCTAATGCAGGTAAAGTAATCATTTTTGTTAATTTGCTTCCTAAGTCCTGGAAACCATATCCAATAGTAGATATATTCTTACCTGTTTTTTCTAAATTTTTCGAGAATCTCAAAGTCTCTTTTTGAGCTTTAGATAAGGTATCACTATACCCCGATAAATCCCCCAATATACCAACCGTTAATTGCCCGAGTAGTGCCATTATTTCACCCCAATTCGCTTTATGACATGTCCATATTTATCGTAAAATGCCTTCTTATCCGGTTCTGGATTGTAATCACGTTTGTTTTCTTCTTCCACACCAAAAAGACCAATCGCTATTTGATTGGTCAGTATTGTTGCTTTATTCTTCTCGTGTTGTAATCCATAATCGTAATACATAAAAATTTGTTCTATATTCATTTGATCTAATAAATAATCTGGGGTAGCCCATGCATACATGCTACCCATTTGAGCAAAAATACGCCCCATTTCAATTTTCGTTACTTTGCCATTGGATTGGCCATCACGTTTGCCATTGGCTGTACTTGTGGGGCTTGTTGGTTTTTTGCTTGTGATTCTGCAACCTTTTCCTGCAATGGTTCGAGTACAAATTCAACCAATGCTAATAACTGATCCATACTCGTGTTGTCAATAATCCAGTCTTGTGTGATATCTGGTTGAGATGGTTTACAGATTTTCACAATCATATCCAAAAGAGCTGGGAAACTTTCTTCATTCGCTTCTTTAAACACCGCTGCTTTTTCAGATAATTCCATGGTTACTCTTGACGGTATTTTTGACACATCAATTTCAACACCTGCCAAACGTACAACACGTTTATCAGGAATTAATTTATCCAAATCTAAAATCTTAGGTTCACTCATATATATCCTTCTCCTTCTATAAATTAAAAAAGCACTCAAAACAGAGTGCTTACGGTGTAGGAATTACCCCTTGTTCATCCTCAATTACAAACAACTGTTCCCCAACCTCTCGTTCCACATCATTTGTACCAACCATTTCAATTGGAGTCATTGCTGGGTCTTCATCATCTGCACCTGGGAACGTAATATTGATTCCGGTATTTGTTGTTGCTTTAAAAACCGTAATGCTAAAAGCTTCATCTTTTTCATTGAAGTTAGTAATCCGTACTACTTGCGGTTGAAACGTTGAATACCCACCACTTAATAAACGGATTGCGGCTTTCTTTCCTTCTGATTCATCAGCTTCTACTTCTTCAATTCTGTCAATTCCGCCTCGTAATTGGGCCAAATTAACAAGGTTTATCTCCATTAAATCTCCACGGATCGCTACTTGCTGATTCGTCATTCCAACAAGAATTACACCCGCATTATCTGAATTAATGCGCATTTCATCCCATGTTTCTTCGAATTCGATGCCTCGCATTGCTCCCAAGTCAACTAGATTCTCTTCATCTTCACCGACTTCGAATTTTGCTGACCCGAAACGAATCGTGTTTGACTGTTGTACTTTTGTCATTGCTCTTGTCATGTGTAAATCACTCCCAATAAATTATTTTAAAATCAATTGCCCTACCGTATATACCTCTATCTGATTCATATGGCATTGGATATTCACCGTTCACTACAATCTGTATAATTCTTGAATCTCCCATTTCTCCTTTGAATCTTTTTAAATGTTTTTTTAACAAACTACGCATTAACCTTGCTTCTATAACACTATGAGAAAAACAAGAATACTGTATTCGAGGAAAACTAACATCAATATCATGATGACCAGGACTAGATATTTCGTTATAAGCAATTGCAGGGAAACTAGCATTTTCCGGAATAAATTCTGGATAAATCCTATTCCCAATTACATCTTTTATTTCCTGTATTTCTAACAAATAATTACGTACATCAATTTCTAGCAAGCTATCACTTCCCTTGCCTGTCTATTACTTCTTTCAACCGCTTGATCATATACTTTCTTATTTCATTACGTTTACCATCTAAAGACGGACGCATAAATGGTCTAGGAGGTTGTCGAGATGTCCCTAGTTCATAAAACGTAATATAGAATGTTTCACCGCCACCGACGGTAACATTTGCATAATATAAACCATCACTGTTAAAACCAGTTTCAATCCGCAAACTATCTCTAGCAGCTCCCGATAAAATCGGTACCTTTGCATCAGCTTCACGAAATACAATTTCGACTGCTTCAGCTACAATATTGTGCATTTCACGTTTCAAATCTTCATCTGCTTTACGTAATGCCTTTAAGATATCTTCAACACCTTCAACTTTAATTCGTAAGTTTTTATTTCTAGCCATTTTTAGTTTCCTTTGCGTATATATGCAATTCTTTTCCTGCATAATCTTCGTGTAGCAAATATAAGAAATCGAATTTTACACCTTTATATATAGCAAACATAGTATGGTCCAAATCATCACGATAGCGAATTACTATTCTAGTAGTAATATCTTCATGATATTGTCGAGCAGATTCGACTTGTCGACCACGTAACGGTAAAATAGCCGCCCATAAACTCTTATGAAAAATCGGTTCTTTTAAAGGTTGTCCCGCTGCATCTAAATCTAATTCCGGATCGGGTGGACGATATACTTTAATTCGATGTCTTAAGATACCTGGATTCATTTCTTTTCAGTCTTTTCTTTAGTTACTTTTTGTTTAACTTTTGTTTTTTTAGGAGTATGTTCTTTAATGTATTTTTCTTCAATTAATTTCTCCGTATGTTTTTTATTGACGGAATTATATTCTTCATCGACTTTAAACACTTTGTTATTATGGTGTCTACACTTAAAAGGTTTTACTACTTTTAGCATTACTTTCACTCCTTTATTTTAACTGTAGAATAATAGTCTGCACTCCATTTTCCATTACTGCGGCATCTCGTGTACTGATGTTTTGTTTCCTTTCTTCGTACCACTGAGTAACTAACATTCCAATGGCTAATTTATAAAGATAACTTTCTTGATGTTTTTCTTGTTCCACACCCGCATTTTCCATGTATTCAATAGCAGAAAAGATGAGAGTATCAATCACACTCTCATCTTCATCTACTCTTGTATATTCATTTATAAATGACTTTAACTCTTCAGGAATATCCATTTATTTCACTTACCCTTCTGGATCTGTTTCGGGAGTATTAACATTAATAGTCGCTGTATCTGTATGGCCACCATCATCAGTAGTAACCCTGATAGTTGCTGTACCTTCTGCGACAGCTGTAACAAGTCCATCATTACCTACTGTAGCTACTGCTTCATCATTAGATACAAACGTCACTTCTTGATTATCAGCATTGCTCGGCTCAATCGTAACGTTTAATTGACGAGTTGCCCCTACCTCAAGGTTATTAGTCTTGGGTGATACTGTTGCCCCAGTTACCTTTTCTGGGGGAGTGTTAGGGAGTAACTTTCGCAATTCTAAATGCAGAATCTAAATCACGCTGTTGGTCATACCAAGCTGTTAAAACGAATAAATAGTTTCCTTTATCAACATCTTTGTCTGAATCATAAACAATGTCATCATAGTTAATACCGAAGTAGTTAAAGTCTCCTACAATTGGTTTTACTGCTGCATCAGTGAATACAACTGGCTTTCCGAATACTTTTTCTGGAGGAGCGTCAAAGAAAGACGTATTTCCATTTGACAGTGCTTTAACAATTTTCATGTAGTCTTTATAAGACATAACAATTTCCGCATTATCCCGAAAATCTTCGTGTAAATCAGCAAGTGCATTCACAACTGCATTATATAAGTCTTCTCCCTCTACTTCTGTAATGCCACCATTATAAAAAGACATATGTTTAATAGATTCTTCAGGCGTTTCTTCAAGTGCATCTTTTCTTTCTTTTGCAGCAAGTCCCGAACGTAATGCATTATCTACAAAGCTTACTAATTCTAAATCGGAACCATGAATAACCGAATCTGAAATATTAACTTTAACTTTAAATTTATTTCGACCATAAGAAACGGTATCACCTTTTGTTTTGATTTCTTTTGCTGTTTGATCATCTCCGATAAAGTCATCATCATCAATTGTGTAAGAAATACGTGGCTTCTCTAAACCTTTAATATTGGTAACATTTGCTACCTCACGTAATTGATTTTTCGTAAAAGGCTCGTGAACAATTTCTTTCGTCATAGTTTTTGGTAAAAGTTTATCTCCACCAGTTTCATTACCTGTTGGAATGGCAATTAATTGTTTTGCTTCTTGTGACATTTCACGTTTTTGAATTGCAGCACGAATAAACTCTGCTTTTGCAGCAACAACTTTATCCTTTTCAGATAATCCTGCCATAGAAGTGTTTTTACGTTGTTCAAATTGTTTCATCTGTTCCGCTTCCATTTGATCATGTTGTTTTTTAATAATGTCAAAACGTGCCTTCAAATCGTCTTTAGATTTCTGTAGTGCTTGAATATCCTCCATACTTGCAGATGGATCAATAGCTTTTTGTGATAAATCCCCTTCAACCTTCTGTAATTGTTGCCCAATTGTTGCTAAGTTCTGTTTCATCTCATAAAGTGTTCTGTCACTAAAGTGTTGAATGTTCAATTTTAAAAACCCTTGTTTATATTTATTCATGAATAAATTCCTCCTAAAATTGTTTTAGTAATTTCACTTGAAACTTTTGCATCTTGTGCAATCTTCTCTCTTAATTCCTTTTCCTCTCTAGACATCGTTGTTTTTTGCAACGTTGAAGGGATATTTTGATAATGCTCCATAAACTTATCATCCAAACAAGCCACCATTTCATTAGATTCCTCTACAACATCACATAAACCTAATTCATAGGCTTCATCAGCAGATAACCATGTTTCAACGTCCAGCATTTCTTTAAGTTTTTCTTCATCTAGCTTGTCACCTGCCTTATTTAAGTATGATGCAATTGACGATTCACCGATTCTATCTAGATCATCAGCTTGTTTTCGTAATTCAACAGCATTTCCTATGGCGAAAGTCCATGGATTATGAATCATCAACATAGAATTAGATGGCATACGAATTTCATCGGCCGCCATTATAATGACACTGGCAATTGATGCAGCTAATGCATCCACATGAGCAATTACCTTTGCATTATGACGTTTAAGCATGTTGTGTATCGTAACTCCTTCAAACACACTACCTCCTGGACTATTCACATAGAGATTTATAGTTTCCACATCACCCAATTCATCTAATTCATTTTTGAATGTTTGAGCAGAATGTTCTCCGTCTTCTGTCCAAGCGTATTTCGTAATTTCCCCATAAATAAAAACCTCTCCTGTTTTTCCATCAGTAGAAGTTTTCATTTTGAAAAACTTATTCGATTTCTTTTTCTTCGGCACTCTTTTCACCACCTTTCGATGTTATTTTTCTATCAGCTGGATCCATATCAATTGGATATAAATCACCACTCACCCATAATTTCGATGCATTACCACCAACCGGTGAATGGTCCTCTAATCTTCTAATTTCATCTTGTGACAACCAACCATTACGGATAGCTGCTTGATAATAAGCAGTACGGGTTTTTGTATCTCCCCTTAATAGTCCACCAAGATTAAACTTAAAATAATAACCTAATGTAATACGTTCATGCTCCGTTAATAATTTACGGTTAAATTCACTTTCATACTGTCGAATAGTCGGTGTTAATGCCATTTGCACAAATTGAATCATTAACTGTTCATTTGATGAATAACTCTGTCCTTCCGATTCGTTTAAAAAGCTTGCTGGAACATTAAATACGTTCGCAACTCTAGTACGTGTAATTTGTTCAGACTTTATAGTGTCTGAAGCAAAATATTTCTTTTGAATTGGTTCAATATTAACCCCAGGCTCTTTAAATAAAACACCACCATTATTTCTATAAAATTCTTTAAAATTATCCGTTACTTCCTGTTTCTTCTCTTTACTTACATTTGCCCCGTATTCTAGCGTAAAACTTTCCGGTTTCTGCATTTCTGACAAGCTAAACTCCTGAACAGCCTTATCGTAACTAAGTGTGTTTTTGAGAATTTCCAAGGGACTTAACCCGGCCCACCTAGATGTACCAGTTATATGCTTAACGTGTAGCATATTCATATTGTGGAAATAATACGTTCCTCCAGCACCTCTAACCTCATACCACAAATTATCGTCATCTGTATTAATAAATGGCGTCACATAATCAGAATCAATTGGAACTAACTTTTCTACTTGCATACGTATATCGCGCATAATTACTGCGTAGGCATTGCCTTTTTCATTCCGTGACACTTCCATTTTATTAATAAAATCGAACCCATGCATATTATCATTTGGTCTATTTACTAAAACATCATACGCCTGATTATTAATTGTTTCATAGTTTTGATGTAATTTAATCGGCAATGAAGCTGTAATGTTAGATAGTCTAGTAATAACAGAAAATATCGTTTCATTGGTTGCTAATTTGCTATTATCAATCCCCCAAAATGTTCTACCTTTCCATGGGGTAAAGTCGCTTGTACTTGTTTTCCATTTTGCATATGCTGTAAAAATCCTTCCCTTTAATCGTTGAAATACATTCAAATATCATCACCGCCTTTCGTTTAAACAAAGGCTACTTATCCGTGTAGCTCGGAGATATGGATCACACTCCTTTCAGATATTTATTTAAAATCAACATTAATAACTAAATATTGTTTTCCGTTTTTATAAGTATTCGTTTCTATACCTACACCTTCAATTTTGCCATATTCAATATTTCTTAAAGTTCCTATTGCTTGTTCTAATGCATTTTTATTAATCTCATTGGTGTGTACTGGACCAATAGTCTTCATTTGTCCTTCGCAAAGGCTACAACTAATTCCATCCCTCAAACTTTGTTTGTGACAATGCACTGTAGAATGACATCGGAAACATTTCAATTTAATTTTTTTACTCACTATAAACACTCCATTCTCATAAGTTATTTCTTGCAAATTGTAAATTATAATCTTTAATAAATGGTGCATTTGGTATTCTAACTTTAACCGGAACATGCCAATTTTGACTATAATCATTGCTCTTTTTTATTTTGAAGTAATCATAAACATCCTTAACTATGCGCTTAATCTCCTCAATAATAGAAATACATGCTTGTTTAACACTATCTAAAGCGTACTTTATTTCCTCTATTGAATAACCCGTTTCATCAGATAGTTCGTTGATTAATTTAACTTCACGCTCATCCAATTCATTTAACATTTAAAACATCCCTTTCATTCTTCGATTTTTCTCTACTCGTCTTTGAATTTCATTTACCATTGATTCTATTGTTGTTGGTTTATGCATTGCGTTTTCTATTGCGATATTTATATTTAGGCCATTCGGAACTACAGCAACTGCCTGCATTGCAAATTTGCGACACCTAACACAAAATTTATCATTCGTACCATCTTCCATGGCAACCCACTTATGATTACATTTACTTTTATTCATTAGTTTCACCCTCCTATCAAATCTGATACAGACATGTATTCAATGTTTCCTTCTCCTTCAGGTTCAATCATTGTTTTCATCACTTCAGAATGGGCATTTAAAAAAGCCGCAAAACCGTCAATCTTACGGTAGCGACTTTGTTTTTGTGGAAAGTTATTTTTATTCCTGTCTTGTTTAATTGTTACGTTATTGATGTACCAGCGTAATAACCTGTCCTCATTAAAAACGACCTTCCCATCAATAAACATTTCTCTTAAATCATCTACAATCGGACCTAAACTCATTGGAGTCTGTTTTACTTCTTGTGTTTCAAAACCATGATTTTTAAGCGATTCATTTAAACGATAAGCTTTAGCCCGGTCAAATGTTATTTTTTCAATTACATATAACTTTGACATTTCAATAAACCATTCTTCTACATATTCTTTCTTAATGTATTCATCTGGAACAATAGTTAAATAACCTAACTTTTCATATTCTCGATATGGTATTTTTTCATTATTAGCAATTACTTTCTTTTCGGGCAACCATGAATGCGACAACACAAAAATACGACCATCATCCAACGGGAACTCTAAGCAGGCACTTGTAAAGTCTTCACTGTCGGATAAGTCATAACCTCCAACACAATGTCTGCCCAACAATTCTTCTATGTGAATATGGTCATTATTTCTTCTTAAAACTTCTGCAGTAATAAACGGGCTTGCTCCTGCTCTTACAAACATATTAAATTGTTTCGTTATATAGTCTGTTCTTTCTTCAGGCTTTGTTTGTGCTTTTTTCCAATCCTCAATCATTGTTTCTAAGTTTAAGGAAACACCGATATTTGGATTAGCTTTTATCCAATGCAATGGATTGTGCATATCTCGCGCATCATCTAATTCGGCCATATAATAAAAAGTGCGTTCATCTTCGATTATTCCGTTTAAAACATCATTTGCATCTTCATAATAATCAACCAACGGACCATCTAATTGATACCCTGCTGTGGTAATGTACATAATCAATGGTTGCATTCGAGATCCACGGGAGTTTTTAATAACGTTGATTAATTTATAATCTTTAAACTCGTGAATTTCATCAAACACTCCAAAATGAGTGTTCAAGCCATCTAGCTTATCACTGTCCGATGCCCTGTGTTCAATTTTAGACATTGTTTTAGGATAATTAATCTCATCACGTTTCGCTCTAAACTGTCTGCGTAAACGTGGGGATTTATTTACCATTGCTTTTGCCTCGTCATAAACAATTCCGGCTTGTTGTTTCGTGTTCGCAAGTAAATAAACGTCTGCACCGTTTTCTCCATCTTTAGATGACATATATAATGACGTACCACTAACTTTTGTTGATTTACCGTTTTTCCTACCAACAAAAACTAATGATTCTCTAAATCTTCTAATACCAGTATCTTTATGAACCCAACCGAATGTAGAACCTGTCGTGAAATGGTCCCACGGTTGCATAACGATTTGTTTGAAATTCCCTTTTGATGGCCGACAAAACTTTTCAATGAACCTTATTGGCCGATGCCCTTTTTCTTCTACAAATATCCATGGGAACTCATCTGTTCCTTGTCGTGCTAAATCTCTCATATGTCTTTTAGCAGCCAGTATATTCTTTTTACTTGCAATGATTGTTCCTTCAATTAGCATTTCTGCATAACGAGTGGTAAGTAGCTTGTCGGATGGTTTCGTTAAAATTGCTCCTTTTTCAACTTGTTCATCCAGCCATTTTTTATAATCAAAGTCCTTATAATTAAAAGTCGTCGAACTCGTCATCTTCATCACTCACAGAATCTTTAGGGAGCAAATTAAAGAGCGAATTATATGCAGCAGTGTATCTATTAATCATGGTGTTATATGATTTTTGCGCAGGATTTTCAATATACATTTGTTGTTTTCCTTGCTTAAACAAAATAACAGGTCCTTTTGTTTTTATATTGTTTTCTAATATTTGAAGTGTAATCGTCATAAATGCTACACGTTCAATAACACGTTCCGCTAGTTGTTTTTTGTCGTCATCTAACATGACAAATAAGTCATTCAGTTTTTCAATTTCTTCTTGAATCATTTCATCCTGTTTACTTCTTGCTGGCTTCCTCGACATGCAGTAACCCCCCCTTATGTGAGATTTTTGTTTTGTGTAAGCGAAGGTTGGGCGCGCTCTGCGCTAGAGGCCCTTCATTTTTAAATAATAGGGGGGCTATATTATCTCTATATTTCCCTCTATTTCTATTATATTTATATTTAATTGCCTCATACTTCCTTCATTTTCTATTCGATTGTGACATTCATGACATAAACAAATTAAATTATCTACATCTAATGACAACTCTTTATTGTCTTTCAATGGAACGATGTGGTGCACTACGTTATATACTTTGATTATCTTTTGCTTTAAACATTCTTGGCATAGATAGTAGTCTCTTATTAACGCTAATGTTCTTGTCTTGTTCCATGCTCTACTGTTATAGAAGCGTTGCGACTCTTTATCTCGTTTATACTTATTGTATTGTTGATGTCTGTTCATATAGATCACCCAATATATTTATGGCTTCCAATAAAGGTTATATTCTAATTCAAAATAGAACATCCTAACAAAAAGAATGGTAGCAAAGATTAGTGCAAACATGATTGTTGATCTTTCTATTTCTTTTCCTTGTCCAAACTTAACCAGTTGTAATCCATAATGAAATGCAGCTGACAATGCTATTAACATAATTAAATAACTCATTATCACTAATACCTCCAATTAAAAAAGACACCCATTCGGATGTCTTAATCAACTTCTATTATTAACTCTTCTTTTGTATTGTCTATTTCATTTGTAGCTCCAAACCTAACTTGTACAGGATCATCATTCACTAATTTATAAACTAACGTTACCGAATGTCCCCCACCGTTTGCATTTTTAAATAGTATACCTGATTTATTTCCAATATCGAATGCACCAGATGTCTCACGTAGTATCTCTTCACCTTGCAAAAAGTCTATATATCCTAATGCCGTAAATGGCATTTTATCTTCGCCCGATTGGTTAATCCAGCGAAATTTGAATGTTAATTCATCGTCATTTATTTCAGTAACTATGTTTTCTATAGTGAATTCTCCAAACACAAACGTCTCATCGTGTTCAATAACATTTTGTTCTTTTTCTGACTGTTTTGGCTCTTCATTATTTCCATTTTCAGTCTTGTTAACTTCTCCTGATTCAATATCTTTCTTTGCTTCATTAATTCCAGTCATTGCACCGAAGATAAACAGTACTGCGAATATAGCAATCACCCAAACCCACCATTTTTTATATAATGACTTTTCCATCCCTACCAATCCCCCAATATGTAATATCTACATTATCGGTCAGTTAATTCCATTATTCAAATAAAATTGCCACCCTTTTCAGAGTGGCACATAAAATGGAGGATATGAGACCTGTTCACTAGATGCTCATATTAATATAATAAACGATAAAAACGTATATGTTCATCCATCTTTCTGTCAAAAGTCTGCCATTATTTTAAATATTTATTTTTGTTTTCAATAATTTTACTGAAATTTCCTTTATTATCTCAAACGGAACATCTGTCAGCGTTAATCCTTTTGATTTTATAATTCCTTTAATATCGTTCCAGATGGTTTTATTTGAAATAGCATCTAAATAGTTATTTCCTTCCCAGGTTAATCTTGGTCTATCTACGTAGACTCGTGGAATCATATCATGAAAACATTTATCATAAATAATCAATCCCGCTTGCTCTAATAACTCAACATGATATATATATGAATTTTCTTGTTTATCCATGGGATCATATTCTAACAATTCAACTCCATCCGCTATTTTCAGTAGTAATTCTCTTATTACTTCCATATCTCTTCTCATAAAACCATTCCTTTTCTAGTAATATCAGTTACCCATATCTTATAGAGAGTGTAACTCAGTGATATGATTAAACCCTATGATACACATGATTCTACTACAATTCATCAAAAGTCAGTTACACGTTCACTTTTTAAAGAGAACTAATAGAGATTAGTGAAAAAAATATAAGCTTGCCTATAATTAGACAAACTTATATTTTGAAATCTTTAATTGCTTTATCCATCATATCTTGGTTCACACCGATGTATCTTAACGTTATCTCTTCACTTGAATGATTGAATATCTCTTGCAGTAATGCTGGGTCCTTGTATTGCTTATAAAAATGGTATCCAAATGTTTTCCTTAACGTATGTGTACCAATTCCTTCTAAACTAACGTAGTCAGCGGCTTCTCTTAAAATTTTATATGCCATGCTCCGACCAATTGGTTTATTAATACCTTCACGGCTTTTAAACAGATATTCATGGTTTTCTTTTCCTTCAATATATACTTTTAACTCTCTTTGTAAAGCAGGTGTCATAGCAATTCTTTTTGTCTTCTCGGTCTTTATTTCTTTTATATTAAAGTATGGTCTTTTCACATCAGATACTCGTAAACTTAAAATATCTGATATACGTAAGCCCGAATTGATTCCAGTAACAAATAACATATAATTTCTTTCACTTTTCTCTCTCAAAAACTTTTTCATTACTCTAATGTATTCGGGATCCCGTATCGGTTGAACGAAATTCAATTGTCTTCACCATCCTTTTTATAAACTTCAATTCTCAGAATGAAGGCCAATTTATAAAACGCACGTGCTTTAATACGGTAATACTTACGTTCACTGAAACCTAATTCGTTATACACTTCATAATCATAGATGTCATCTTC